CTCCTATAGGGTCGTTCTGCACGTCCCATTTTGTAAACTTACCTTTAATGATAAGTTGCTAACAAAATATGACAGCAAGAGCGCACTATTTCCATTTCTTGGAAATCTTTAGTGATAGTAGCGGTGCCTTCTAACGAAGTTACCTAACTACTCCCTTTTAACCGACGATTATTTGATCATCACCGGCACTTTGAAAAGTGTCTTTCTCCAGTTGTTCTGGTGTCATCATTTCTGGTGAAGCCAGCTTCCGGACGGTTTTGGTCAAAACTGTCAGAATTATTTTACTTCCTGGTTCTCCCATAAGGATTCCCCTCTTTCTCAAGGAGGGACCATTATGTGCATTTAAATGCAATCTAGGAGAACACAAAAGTCTTAAGTAAGACAAGAAGTAATTCCCTTATAGATTTAGGTGCCCAAAGAACTGTTAACAGCACTCATAGGCAATCTAATGTTCTATAACATCGGTAGCGGTCTAGTAATCGCCAGAGATAATGACATCATCGTTCTAAAACTAGAACTTATTTGTCATCATTCTGACGTACCACTACCAACCATTGTAGGCACGGCCAAGGCCAGCCTATAGGGTCGGATCACATTCCAATATCTATTTGCAACAATGTGCAAATAGTTGCCCGTAAGTGATTATGCAGGCAGGTGACTTCGTCACTATCCTGACTTAACCGCCAGGCTATTGGATGTAACTTGACTAGATTTCGGGTATCTCTTTTCCAAGAGAACCATCCTAACAGATGTATCCCGATTTGACACACTAGTCAAAGGACCAAGCAAAGAGGAGAACACCTAATCTTCCGCATTCAGCGCCAATTACTTTTGGAACTAGCCAACTTTCGTAGGTTAGTTTGAAGATGCTCTCGTTATCGTATATTGGATCGAAACCAGGAGGAACCATTAAAATGATTCTTTTCTGACCTACTTTTTCAAGTAGTTCAATCCCTATGGGAAGAGAGAGTGTTCTATCCTCTGTCATCATATCGGTTAGCCAGTTGTAAAACTAGCGTGCGATATATCTCCTTTAGCCACCCTTGCGTCTAGTCTACTAGATGCAGGCGCTATTGGATAAAGAGATGTGGGCGGCAAAGAAAGGTTGCTTAGACATCATGTCC